TAGATGATCATCATTGTTAAACATGATCATTCCACCAATTCCTCCCGCCGTGATGACATGACTCGCATAAAAACTTGTAGTACTTATATCTGTACATTCTGTACGCGTCATCGTATCGGCGGAATCTTCGAATAATGTAATTCCCGGACACAATTCTTTTATTTTTTCCCAATTGGGTTTATTACCAATTAAGTTTGGTAAAATAATACATTTTGTATTATCAGTTACGGCACTCTTAACTTGTTCGGGTGTGGGTACATATGCGGTGGTATCTACATCACAAAACACTGGATTTAAACCCAGTTGCATAATAGGCGCGACTGTTGTAGAGAATCCACACGCCGCCGTGACAACGTCAGAACCCAGAGGTAAATCCAGGGACGCGAGTCCTGCTAATATAGCGCTAGACCCGGAATTGACAAATAGTCCGTGTCGCTTTCCAAAGTATCTGGATACTCTTTCCTCAAATTCGACAGTGCGCGGACCAAAACCAGCAAGCCAGCCGTCCCGAAGGCAAGACACAACTGCATTAATTTCTTCCTCACCATACGCTTGAAATTTATTAGGCGCATACCATATCTTCTCATCCATTATTGTTACTTTCTATTATTTTCTTTAAATCATTCGTTTTATCAACGTGTATATAATTTTTTAATTTAGAACAATCGAGACAACATTTACCCCTATTAGATTTTTGCATACTTACTGTATGTTTTATATTAAATATATTCAACATCTCGGATAAGGAAATTGTATCATCGTTTACAAAATTTAATATCCCCATGGGTGCTTGTTGTATAACACTATATAGTTTGGGGAAGAGCGATGGTATTATTGTAACAGAAACACATGTATCGTGTATATTACCCGTCCGTGTTTTTAATTTTTCTAGGAAGCACCTCGGATCTCCATCACCCGATATGGGATATATGACTCGTAAATACAATACATCATTGATATATGTTTCTTGTATCGCGCGTTCTAGTATAACTCGCGCACGCGAGTAGAACGTACCTTCAAAATTGGGGTCGTCGCGTTCTGTAAAAAGTTTATTCCCATCAAATACAGCACCCGAGCCAATCATAGTGAGATGTATATTAAGATTTTTACATAATTGTATGAGCTGAAGCTGACATGTCACATTTGTGAAAAACGTTTCTTCTTTATGCGTTTCACACCAATCTACGGTAGGTTTTCCGGTTATTCCCGCGGAGGATATGACATATTTTGGTTTAATGAATTGTAATTGTTTTCGTAAAGTATCAGTGTCTTCTAAGCGTGTCTGTATACCAATACTATTCGGTATATATTTGAGTAAATGTGTTCCCATATACCCATTTGAACCTAGAATAACACTTTCTACGGGTTTAAATAACGGATTCGAAGAATCCTTTTTGGAAATGATAGCGTGTGCGACTTCCGAGGGCCATTCTATATGTAATGTAGGGTCATTCCAATGATAACTTTTTTCAAGCACCGGATCAAATGTACCCCCTAAAAAGTATACGACTTCACTCTCTTCAAAACAAAAATAACCATGTGCACAATTCTTTTCTATGAGAAGAGTGCTGTGTGCGTTGAGTATATACGCGTCGTATGTTCCATCCGGTTTTACGACGACGTCAAATATTTTTCCACTGTTTACTGTTATATACTTAGGGTACGGACTGCAATGTAATCCACGAAGCGTATATTTTTTATTTTTACTCGTGAAACACTGTTTTATGTCGAACGGTGGTTTGTCTATATTAAATAGAATTTCTCCCCGTTCGTCTACGAATGTTCTCATTAACTTAAAGTTATATGTATTCTTTATATAAGATGAAATCGGTACTCATAACGGGTGCGAGGGGGTTTGTTGGTTCCGCACTCGTTCAGTATTTTATAGAATATACCGATTATACAATATATTATACGAAAAGACCACCGAAGGATGACGATAGACTAAATAAAATAGATTTAAAGGGCCGTGTACACGTGTGGGAGCACCAAGAGATAGATATAATTTTACACGCGGCTGGTAATGCGAGTTCTTTAAAATGTATAGAAGATCCGAGAGGTGCTATACACGATAATATATTAGAAACATTCAATATATTGGAAATAGCGCGAAAACATAATATAGACCATTTTATATATTTTAGTTCTGTCGAGGTGTATGGTAAAAATGGTATATGTTTGGAAGAGAGTTCTCGAGAAAGTAAAAATATGTACGCGGCTACGAAATGCGCGTGTGAAGAGATGTGTAGAGCATATCACGCGAGCTACGGAGTCCCGTGTTCTATCGTGAGAGTGAATAATACATTTGGTAAGATGTGCCAAGAAGAACGTTTTCCGGTATTGGTCATTAAAAAACTGCTAAATAAGGAACCTATATTTTTACATAGTATTAATGGGGAAATTGTGGGTAGACGATGGTTATCAATTCACGATGTTGCGGATATGGTTTATTTCATATTAAATCAACAACCCGGACATGTATATAACACAACCGGCGACTATATAACGAATTTAGACCTCGTTAATTATATATCTAAAGCTATGAATATTCAAAACTTTTCTTACCAAATAATCGAAGAGAATATACCCGGAAGAATCGGAAATCAAGACGCTCCTCCGGACTTCATTAGAACACTCGGGTGGATTCCTAAATATACGTTTGAAGAGCGAATACAAGAATTCGTAGATTATTTTAAACCCATCCTTCTGTCTTCTTAGGGGGTGTTTCCACTAACATATCCCCTTCAAAATCTATATACGGAGTCATGTTTTCTAAAGAATTTCCGAATTCGAGCTTTGGGTATATTCTTTGGTTTTCCGGAATAGAAATATCGTGAAGCGTGTGGACTCCATACAATTTAGCTATTTCTTCAAACGGTACACTATTTCCAAAAACATCATTCTTATCAGTCGCCACGTATTCCGAATTAAAATAACTATCTTGGAACTGTTTTATTATACCATACCCACTATTATTAAGTATAACGATATGAATTGGCAATTTATATTTACTAACAGTGAGCAATTCCTGTATATTCATTTGAAACCCACCATCACCATCTATACAATAGACAGTTTTACCAGATCCTATGGCTGCACCTATAGCACACGGAAGCGCGAAACCCATAGAGGAATTTCCGAAATTAGTGAATAATTTTTGCGTTTTATTTAGTTTAGCGGATTGCATGGTCCATACGAGATTGCCTCCCTGATCTGGTATGATTATAGAGTTATCTTCGACAGCTTTAAATATACCATCTAAAACGTCATATACGACAGAATCACCTTTTCTAGTTTTTTCGATTCCATATGTCTCTTTCCATTTTTTTATAGTGTGTATCCATTCCAAGAATGCGTTTCGTGTATGGGATAAACAGACTTTATTTAAAAAGTTTTTCAGATCCATGCATAATTTATGATCGATATGTATACCTCTTTCATCAAGTTTATTTATTTCGTTTATGTCTATATCTACCATAATTTTCTGCGAAAATTTAGAAAAATATTTTACATTTCCACCCGTTTGTCTCGTATCTAACCGAGACCCTAAAATCAGGAGTAAATCTGCATTCTGAACGGCATAATTTGCACAACGGTCTCCATATACACCATGTGAACCCACGCGAAGTGGGTGATTCGTTTCACATATATCAAATGCACCCCATGATACGACAAATGGAATTTGTAAGTTTTCAGCAAATTTTATAGCATTATCACAAACATTCGCGAGCTTTATACCATGACCAAAAATAATAAGTGGTCTTTTTGATTCTTCTAAATAGGGAGCTAGACCGAGCTGATAAAAATTCACGTTGGAATCCGCCACCATTTTGTCTGAATGGATATACTTGGGTATTTTGTATGGTAAATGAGTCATTTGAAGATTCACGGGTAAATCCATGAGGACTGGTCCATACCGAGGCGTTTTCAAGCATGTTATTAGAGTTTTTAAAACGGTTCCAATAGCTTCTGCATTTGGTATCTGCATCGCCTTTTTAGTCACGTGTCCAAAGAGTTCCGCGACGGGCATTTCCTGAAATCCAGATTGTCGAGGAGTGGATGAAAAATTACGTAGATCTTCACCCGTGTTCACTTGTCCAGTTATGAAGAATGCAGGGATAGAGTCATACCAACACCCACACACACCATTCAAAAGATTCTGGACACCCGGACCACTCGTTACGCAAACGGCTGCTATTTTACCGCAACTTCTATAGTATCCCTCCGCGGCCATTGCGGCAGATTGTTCGTGTTGGAAGCAATAATACTTAACTTTACCATTTTTTGATACCGCGTTTATGAATGGGACAATAGATCCACCTGTTATTACGAAATACGTATCTATACCATTATCATATAGAGTGTCTATGACGTAATCACAGAGATTCATTACTATACTAGTGTGATGTTTTAACTTTAATTATATTTCCACGAACTCCCGGGCATTCCTAGAAGTTTATTTAATTCATTATCTTTCATTTTATATGAATGTTCATCCGATGGAAATTGACCGTTGTGTACTTCCTTTTCGTATGAATTTAAAGCACTTAAAAAAAGACGCTCCCCATTCACATACTGTTTAATAAACTTTGGTTTGAAATCCCAAAATAAACCAAATATATCGTGAGATATCACGAGCTGACCATCTACGCGCGGACCAGCACCTATACCATACACGGGAATTTTTAGTTCTTTTGCTACAATTTCAGATACTTCTTCTGGTACGGCTTCAATCAGTAAGAGCGACGCACCACTATTTTCAATAGTTTTGGCCTGTTTTAGTAATTTCTCAGCTTCATCACCCGTCTTTGCCTGAACTCTATATCCACCCAATTTAGCTCTAGTTTGTGGCGTGAGCCCTAGATGCCCCATAACAGCTATACCAGAATTAGCGATGGCGTCGATGCGTTTCGGGACGTATCCCTCCACTTTAACCGCGTCCATGCCTATCTTTATAAACTCGCCCGCGTTCTTAATAGCTGTTTCATTTGATGGCTGATAAGACATAAATGGCATATCTCCGATGAGAAATTGGTTTTCAGAACCGCGTTTGACCGCTTTACAATGCATTAACATCATGTCCATAGTGACGTCATTGAGACATTTCATACCATGTACCGTAGAACCGACTGTATCGCCTACTACTATGAAATCTACTCCCGTGTTGTTTATAATTTTAGAAGTTGGGTAATCATACGACGTAATTCCAACACTTCTAACATTATTTAATTTATTTTTGAATAGATTTAGAATAGTTCTTTTCATCTGAGTTATGGACGTGTGTATTCTTTAACTGTGAGACCATTCATTTTTGTAATATTGCGTGACGTTATCTGCGTGCCCCCTAAATAACGAAATCCATATATCAACATTTGCCGCGCTTGTTATGACGTATTTGCATCGCGCCATCAACATAACGACGGCGAGGAAATATTGTGCTCTTTCGGAGACGTTTTCTCTGAATGTAAAATCTATGAGTCCTTTGGGATCGTGTTTCATGTGAAATATTTCATCCTTACAATAAAATGAATTGGGTAATGCGGCGAGCGCCTTGTCTATAAATTCAGTTTCATCACTCTGTATGAGAAAACGTATATCTGGATTTTTAGCTTGCAATTCTTTCGCCTTTTCTATCTTTTCTTCGTGTGTGCACACGATTTGTTCGGTATGTTTATCATGCCCCCGATGAAAAAGCGCGCACGTGTTTTTTATGTCTATATCATATTTATCTTTTAAGAATTGTATCTTCTCGCTAACGTTTGACGACGGACTAAAATATTTTTTAATAAATGGGTTAATTTTATGGAAATCTAGATTTTTATAAAATCCAAATTGTTTCGTATCATGATAATCTACTTTATTTTTATATTCTATCTCAACATCTACGTCATTATACTCTTTAAAATAGTCAAACGTAACATCACTCGGATCATCTTTCTTATACCACATAAATTGTTCGGAACTGTCCACGAGTTTGGGTAATTCCTCGATCCTATTAAAATATTCTACGATGGAACCGAGACGCACGCTACAACACGAAAAAAATCCAGCGTTATGTGTAATTTTTAGTTCATCCTTTAAAAACTGAGTAGATTCCATATACTTAATGTCTTATTAAATCTTTAAACTAAATTTGTTATCATATCTTTTATAATATCCGAAAATGTAAATCTAGGATTCCATCCGAGGTCGTGTTTTATTTTATATGGATTTCCTACGAGTAAATTATTGTCATATGGCCTATAAAATTCATGCGATATTTTTATGATGGGCATATTGTCAATGATACCAACCTCATTCATTCCACTCCCAAGCCACTGAATATCTTTTCCATGTATATTTACAGCGGTTTCTATGAACTCTCGTATGGTATGCGTTTCACCCGAAGATATCACATAGTCTCCAGGCGTTTCTTGTTGAAGAATTAACCACATAGCTTCTACGTAGTCTTGTGCGTGTCCCCAATCTCGTCTTACATCTATATTCCCTAATTCGATATACTCTCTCTTTTTATCGAAAATGTCACGCAATCCCTTAATAATTTTTTGCGTCACAAATTTATCTTTTCTTATGGGAGATTCGTGATTGAATAAAATCCCGGTAGATACGTGAAGACCATAGACATCTCTATACATGTTTACAAACATATCCGCAGTATATTTGGATATACCATAAATGGTTTGAGGGTTTCGGGAACTTTTTTCGTTCCGTAATGTGGTATCGCGTTTATCAAAAATTTCTGATGAGGATGCCTGAAAAATTTTACATTTGTCTTTTATACCGAGTTGGTTCACGGAATCCATTATATTAAGAATTCCTAACGAGTTGGTATTGAATGTGTATACATGATCTTCTGGCGTTAATCCCACATTAACTCGCGCAGCGAGATTATATATTTCTATTTCATCGTAATTTTCATACGCTTTGATCATGTTAAAAATTTCTTCCTTATCCAATATATCACACGTACACTCGTGAATCTCATACCCTTTGGATTTTAGTAATTTTATAAGATATGTTCCATCTTGTCCACGAGATCCAGTGATAATAGATATTTTCATTTAAAGAATATATTAATATTATCTTTAAATGAAAGTAGATATATCTAACGGTGAATTGATCGATAAAATAACAATTTTGGAGATAAAATTAAAACGCATCGAGGACCCGGAACGGTTAAAAAATGTCAAAATAGAATATGATATATTACACAAATTAGAGACGAACATCTCATCTACCGGGTGTAGACGCACGGAATTAAAGATCGTGAACGAAAAAATTTGGGATTGCGAAAATTCTATTCGACAACTTACACGGGATCGAGTATACGACGAGACATTCATTGAGTGCGCAAAACAAATACACGTACTTAATGATGAGAGAGCGAGGATTAAAAAGATTATAAATACAGAAACATCTTCCGAGATCATAGAAGAAAAGAGTTATTAAACAAATGTCCACATAGAATCACTGAATACAGTTTTTACTATATCCGGTGTATAATACGTGTGTGCAACATTAACATGAAAATTATTTTTAGTTTTGTCGCCGAGTTTCATTAATTCAATCATCCAATTATACGAGCTATTCATACAATGTACTTCTTTTGCTCTTTCTATGAGAGATACATATGCGAATATGTTTGGATGTTCGCATTGAAACAATTCTTGTTTTTTATCAATGAGTTTAGAATGAGGTTTATATATATGTAGATCGGATTTTACATGTATATACCGATCCCTTTCCGGGTCATCGTGAACGAATATGTAATCCTTAACGATGGCCATGTCTTCGTCGACCTTTTCCCACAATTCTGCGGGCCAGTCGCATTCTTTAGAATTCCCGATTTCGATAGACCTATCTCGTTCAACTTTGAATTTTGTGTACATATATGACGGATTCACTTTTGCTTGGAGGTATACACCATGCGCCCAATTTGTCATTTTCGTATACGCAGACCAAGAAGCATCATCCATACCATAGGTCGCTAACGGTATGACCGTCGCATTTTTATAGGTTCGTATCTTTTCCTGAATTTCAGAAACACTCGTCGTTTCCAGAGGAATAACTTTAACTTTTTCAGATATATCTCTATACATAAATTCGACCGATTCTAAATGACACTTTTTACAAAATATACAAACAGTATCCGTTTCCGCGAAATGTCTAACCATTCCATTGAGCATAATTTGGTCTCCGAGACCGAGGTGATGTAGGATAATCTTTACCATATACATTTATACGATTAAAGCTTTATCTATCATTTCGACATTAAGGACACGAAATATCTCTTTTTTCTTTTTTACCCCACTCGTGCCAATGCTTATGCGCGTCATATAGTGTGTGATTCCAGTCCATACCAATGGTATAATTGGTACCGAAAGCGTTTTGTAAATCTGGGTAACGTTTCACGTAGCATGTGAGTTCTTTAACTCCTGGTGGACATGTAAAATCTCTATTTTTAGACATACCGACTTCATAGTAGTGTTTTCGCGCTTGGTCTAAGTCGGTGCCAGCATCTGGGTAACGATCGATGTAGCACTGAGCTTCTGTATCAGATAAGGTACAGGTATGATTGCGGTTTTCTTCATTCTTATATCTCTCCCAAAGGTTTCCCGCAGATTCTGTATTTTTTCCAAATGCGGCGCGTAAATCCACATATCTGGCCATATAACATTCATTCTGGGAAGGGTAGTCTTCAGGGACGGTGAATTCGAAAGTTTCTGGGGCGACGGGTGCTACCACCGATGGGGCAGCCGCGGGGGCAGCCGCCGCGGCAGCCTGGGGATCATTACTATTCGTTGTCATCATAAAAACAGCAACTACAGAAGATAGTACACATAAAATAACCGCCATAATGATTATTTGTTGTCGTTTCATGACGCGTTTATTATATATTTGGGAAATATTTAAATTTAGATTTTATCATATAATACCCTCTATACGATCAAACGCTTTATCGATCATATCACCAGTGATGAATTGGCTATTCCCAATGTATACCCCATTATTATTGAGTAGATCCGCGTTTGGTGTTTTTATAGTATCTTTCCATTTAGATAAGAATGGATGTACGAGTAAATTTCCCGCGACTATGGGACGATATTCTATACCAAGATCATCAAATAAAGTGACGAGCTTTTTTCGATCTTCTGCTTGTTTACATATAAACGGTAAACAAAACGAACTATTATTTTCATCATACGCGGGAATGTAGAATTTATCTTCATTTTTCAACATACGGAGCATATACTTATCGTAATTTCTTCGTCGAATCTTAATGCTTTCGTCCAATCTTTTAAGCTGTTCTATACCTATAACGGCATTGAGTTCTGTATTTCTAAAATTATATCCATCCGTGAGGAATAAAAATTTAGGGTCTATGTTTGGGTATCGCGCGATCGTTTTTTCGTAGTTTTCTGGTAAAAGGTGTCTCGCCATTCCATGACTTCGTTTTAGTTTCATGAGTTGGTAGAGCTCGGAATTATCGGTTGAAATCATACCACCCTCGATGGTGGTCATGTGATGCCCATAATAAAAACTAAACGTGGAACCCGTACCGTAGCCACGTCTACGTCCATTTTTATCCATAACACCGTGAGATTCACATATATCTTCAATGAAAATCGCGTTTGGATATTTTACTTTTAATTCTTCAACGGGTGCGTTTATGCCTAGAAGGTGTGTGATAAATACTATACGTATATCTTTAGGATCTGGTAGAGAATTCAAATCAAAACTATACGTATCTAGATCAATGTCACAAAAAACTGGTTCGAGACCGACTTGGAACACGGGTGATACATTCGTTACCCACGTACACGCCGGTACCAGAACCTTAGACCCAGCCGGTATTTTATATAATTCTTTAATGGCAGATAAAAGAAGTAAATTCGCGGTACTTCCAGACGTTACGAAAAGAGAGTGTTTACATCTGAGCCATTCACTCCAGTTGTCTTCGAATTCCTTTACTTTTTTCCCACACGTATACATATCGGTAGATGCGATGAATTCGATAAGTTTTAGCTTATCGGAATCCGTGATAGCGTTTCCCATTAAAGACCACCACATTATACAATATATATAATTATTACTTTAAACTCTTATAAAATGTATCTTGGTCTTCTTGTCTTTGTATATTTTTGATATGCCATAACGCGTGGCTCGGTTCCCCGGGGAACATTCCAACACGGGTCGCTCCATCAACGGTTTCGTGTAATCCCTTGGTCCATTTTATAATTCCATTGTTTTTGTATATTCTTCCTTGATAATCTGGCCAATTGATCCACCCATTTTCATTTATTTTGAATTTGTATTTTGATAACCATTCTTTTGTATATCCCGGGATGATGTTGATTCTTGGAACATATAGAAGATCCATATTGGACGTAGCAATAGTGTCTTTTAGTTTTTTGATAAATTCTTCTCGAGGCATTTCATCGGCATCTATTGCGAATATATAATCACCCGAACATAATGCCTGGTGATAATTTCTATGTTCCGCAAAATTGCCCGTAAATTCTCGTTCCGATACAAGTATATTTTTATATTTGGATAAAACATTTCTCACACCGTCCGTCACTTTTCCGGAATCGATGAGAATAACAATTTCATCTTCATCATCTTTTACGGTCTTTAGAAATAGAATTAATTCATCTAATTCTCGAGATTCGTCGCACACACATATAGCGTATGATAATTTCATATAGTATATGGATGGTTTGTTTTTAAGCTGATGGCTTGTATTTGAAGTAATTCTTACCGATCGCAGAAAGATTTCGAAGAATTTTTTTATTATTTTCTGTGTGAGAAGACTCACTCGTTCCAGAATCCTTTGCAGCGAGATAGTGAAGTGCGTCTCGCGCGAATCCGTATTCGAGTTGTTTTAAATGTCCTAAATGACACTCTTCTGTGTATACAGTTTTTCGTTTTATGTCGTGTTTTTCTAATAAGTTTGAAATTAACATATCATCATTCCAAGTTATTTCGGACAAGTCTCCGAATTCCGCTGAAATCATACGAAGCCATTCGGTTTTATACATACAGGAACCATACGCTTCAAGTACATCTACGGGTGTACCGTGTGATCTCGGGTAATGACCCTTGAAATATGTATCAAAACTAAACCCTGATAGACCCCAAACACTTTCTTCTTCATACGCAAAGAACCATTTTAGGAGATTTTCGATCATATTAGATGGGTATAGAGTGTCATCGTTTACGACGACGAGAATATCCGCATCTGTTTTACCGAGGGGTGCAAATGCGGATGTGCCCGGTCCAAGATCTTTACATCCTAGATTGATAACCACACCGTCCCCAAAAGATTTATATGGGAAATTTCCACCCCATTTAGGAAAACGAGTATATGTTCTGGGTATATTTACCCATATTTCATCCCAGCCACGCACTTTTTTGAGAGATTCTATGTATCCAGGTAATTTATCAAAACGCGTTGGAATACTCGTTACACTGAGTATTGTTTTCATGTATGTATATTTAATTTAATTTCTTTATGTTTATCTTACATTCTTTTTGAATTTTGATCGGAGCTGTTTGTTTTCCAATTTTCTCTTTTTTTCTCTTAATTTTTGTATTCTCACGAGCCTTTTGAGCGCGGAATTTTCATACCGTAATTTGGCGTTCTGGTTTACGAGTTCTATGAACTTTTTTGGGGTCATGTGTTTAGGAGATTTTGCGTAATAACGGACATTTATGTGGTTCGACCACGCTACTTTTTTCTTAGACGCTTCGGGCATGTTAAAATATACGAATATTTTATTATATCCGTATATTATAATATATCATGTTCGCATCAGAACTAGAGTTTATGTCTAATGCGCGCGGTGATGAAATGGAACTCTTATCAGATCTAGATGAGATTAAGACACTTCATAATAAACGCCGCGTAGACTCTAAATTGTTATACGAATACGAGTCATGTGAAAAGGGACTACTCGATATAACAGAGTGGCTAATAAAAAATACAGCCGCCGTGAAACAGAATAAGAAATGGCTCGATATATATTTACTCCAGAAAAAGGACATCGAGGTGAAGTTATCACAATTCAAACAGAGAATTCGAGAGTTAAGGCATAATACATTAGAAGAGATTAATTAAAATTTACGATTGAGCGAATGTACTAATAATATCATTGACCGACGTTTCATCGATGTACGTTTTCAATATATCTATGATAGGTTGGTTTCCGCTACACACCGCACCGACCAAACCTGCGTACGCCATTACTTCCATATATTCCATAAAGTAGTCGCCGTATGCAGTTTGACACGTGTTGATAAATGACATCAACATTTCTAGCGCGAGCGGTTTGTTTTTGTGGACGGCGATCCAATAAATGCTAAAGTTTTCGTAATCATCATTTCCATTTCCAGCATCTTCGTACACGTGATTCGCGTGTTCGATGATTTGGTGTTCGAGCTTTCGAAGTCTGTCGAGGTCGCCGTTTATGATAGCACGTTGGAGTTCCATGTGAATGTGATTTATGTAAATACACGCGTCGACTTAGGGAGTATTCTCACGCGTTTTATGTATTTAATAATATTCGAGCAATTCGTTTATGGCTGGGTGTCTAACAATATCATCATTTGTCATTTGTACGCGTTCTGAATATTCCAATTCATCGTCGCCAATTCTATATAAGAGGTCGTATAGACCGTTATCCTCTAATCCCAAATCACTCTGTTCCACATCACCCGTGACGATTATTTTTGTGTTTTCACCTATACGCGTTAATAGCATTTTCATCTGATTGACTGTACTATTTTGCATTTCATCTGCTATTATATACGAATTATCGAATGTTCTACCGCGCATAAAACCTAATGGTTCTATGGAGACGCGCGCGTTCATTTCACCACGCGTAAGATATTTTTCGAAAATTTCGATCATGGGTTTTGTCCACGGTTCCATCTTACGCTCGACTTCCCCGGGAAGATATCCCATATCTTCGTCGGCGGCTACTATGGGACGCGTGAGTATTAACTTTGAATATTCCCGCGTCTTTATCTTTTCCGATGCGACTTGACACGCGAACATAGTTTTACCAGAACCAGCCGGACCTGTCGCTATTATTATGGGCTTATCTGATTGTAGTACAGACATATAACGACTCTGACCCGGGGTTTTGGGGATAATACTATTCATATATAAGTACTTAAGGTTTTTTCTCATTATAATATAAGGTGATATGGAGTTTCATTTTATAACACTAAAAGGAGGTGGTTTTCCTACCATAATAGACCCGAATAATAAATCGAGGTATATATGCTTTAAGTCTAAACGTGCCGCTGAAGAGTGTGTTTCATATTTATCAGAATATAGGTCAGAAGTTGGCGAATGGCCCGTTATGAATTTAGCAATACCCATATCTAAAATAGAGTATAATCACAGGCGTTCTAGAACTCAAACTGCTGATCAAGTGCGTGGATATCTCGAAATATCTGAAAAGAGTCGAGAAGAGTTAGATACCATGTCCGCAAATTCAGGCGTTTCGTTCTTTTATTGTCATGATTTTGAATATGAACATGGTAATTTTCTTAACGTGGGTATGCGGGGACAGGAGGTCGATGGGTACGTCGATGACGTTATGTTTATAAATAGATTAGATTATAGGTTAAAGACTGTATAATATCTATGTATATAGAAATGCCTTTTGTTAAATCCTTCGATCCTACCAATGTTTCCCACGTCATGTGGCTTAAACGCGTCGATGACGCGATGGTGCGCGCACACTCGGGTAAAGTGGATTTTATGAAAATTGTGAATGATAACCCATTTAATGCGTCCGAGAAGAATCCATTAAATTGGGCAGAAATTCATTTTGGATTGGCCATGAAGTATACACAAGCTGTTTTGCGAGGAACCGCATTTATTCCACCTTCATCGAACGAGTGAGGATGTATAGAGCCGGGTTTGCGGAGACGCGTTAGTTACTAATTGTTTATATTCGGATACGGTAAAATCACGTGGTTCGGCATCGTCGTCCATTCGTATTAACAAGATTTTCCCGCGGGTGCACGGTAGATTTGTGAACGGTCGAGGAAGTTTATTATTGTTTATATTCAATTCAAATAACGATGTATCACATTTAAGTATGACGACATTTAGTTCAGGCCATTGTCCTATAAATGTTGCACGTCCTCTTAAAATTTTATAAATTTCATTTTTTTCAGGGTCCATGTCCACGTTAATGTTTCGTATATCCCCCCTTCTTTCATTTATTAAAACCGCGCGTACCATATTTTAATCTTGTCTCTTAATAAAATGAATAGGTTCTTTATATCACTTTTAGCTCTCGTGGCTGTATTTTTCATATTAAAGAAGAGTGAATTATATACGAATCTTGTACTCGATACTGAATGGAATAAAACACGCAATACTCCACGTCCAGCCTCGAATCCTTTTGAGACGTGTTCTCCGGAATCGTTCGGCGACTGTCCTAAACGAGACCTTCCCAATCTTAGCCGACAATAATTCTTAACTTTCCCTCAGGACCTTTTTTTCTGTGGTAAAGATAAGATACACACCAAATGTCTTGCGTTTGGGATGAATGTAAAGATAGGAATAAAGCCGGAAATCCTTGTTGGGGGAATAGGAAAGGAAACTTGTCTCAGTCCTATTGGAATGATCACATGATGTCTTATAGAACAAAAAGTGGGTGTGAAAATTCACAAATGAGAGGATATGAAGCTTCCAATTATGGGGGAAACCATTTTATTATGAAGGATGGGGCTCATAATACACCGGGTTGGATGTATAATAGAATTAGTTCTGTTAAAGAGGTCCGTGTTCCAACGTCTAAGTCGGGATATTTCAAACACGATTTAGATTTCAACTATAAAGATGAAGGTGAAGACACGATACGCGTTGCCAGAGACGCCGACGATGCGTGTCCGGGTACCTCGTCTAACGATCGTCGGTGGGTAAAAACAGCAGGAAAGAGGTATAGATGTTTTTATAGTAAAACAGATGCCGGGGAATTGAAGAATTTGTGGAATAATCGTCATTCAAATACTGACTTGAAAACCATGCACGACACGTTATCCGAACAGTTTTGTAACGTGAGAGATAATATAACGAAAAATCCAGGAGGATCGTCGTGTTGGGACAGAAAGCACGCCACTGATCTCGCCAAAGACTATTGTGGGGTAGGAAACCGGATCACGTCGGACATGTGCGATATAGGTAAAACTAATCACATCGGTAGACAGGTGTACGATGATTTAGCGAAGGCATATTGTAAAACTCCACAGGGGGTGGATGATGAATGGTGCGCGTGTCGAAACACAATGCGCGATAGCGGTGCGTGGTGTAAAAACAATTCAACCAAACCGGGGTGTAAAGACGTCATGACGCACTATAACTCCATATTGGCTACCGTACCCGAAAAATTCCGAGGTAAATTTCCCATAGAAAGGATAAAGTGTATGAAAAATGTGTGTACGGACGGGAGTAAGTGGAAGCCCGTGAGTTTGGACGATCAGTGTCGCAATAACATTCAAATATGTAATATGGAGTTCGATCTCGAGAGTTCGTCGGTAAATACTTTAAATGCTAAATGTGAACAAATGATCAAAAACGAACAGAAAGTCGCCGATGATGCTGCTGCCGCTGCTGCCGCCGCCGATGCTGCTGCTTCCAAAGCCGCCATAGACAAAGCAGTCGCCGAAGCTCTCGCGAGGAGTCAACCCACGCCTTCTCCATCCTCTCCACCCCCTTCTCCATCTCCGTCCTCTCCGTCCTCTCCGTCCTCTCCGTCCTCTCCATCCTCTCCGTCCTCTCCGTCCTCTCCATCCTCTTCACCTTCTCCATCGACGACAGATAACAACAATTATAAAAAAATGGGTGGTGTATTATTGTGTTGTTGTTTAATTTTAATTTTACTCATCGCATTATCGATGAGTGGAGAAGAAATAAATAATAGCATTAACAACAATCTTTAAATATAAACTTACATTTCCCCCGGAACTCTATTTTTCGAGGTAAAGATAAGAATAATAATGTCGACATATAATAACAAATTAAAAGATGAAAAGTAAACAATTACTCATTCTTGTAATTGTTATTATGTGCTTTTGTATCGCATCAATGGGGGCGGCGGGTGTCTTTGCTACGTCGGGTGAAGAAACACCATCTACAGGCGCGGGTGATGCCGCGGGGGCGGACGCGTCGTCCTCAAAATATAGATATGTGAAAGTTTACCGCGATAAAGATCCAGATGACGACAATCATTGGATGAACCTGGCAGAAGTCGAAGTATTTTCAGGCGGTGTAAATGTTTCTAGGGATAAAACGGTTACACAGAGTTCTATATTTAACGATACGGCTCTTCCTCCATCATTTCTTGTAGACGGAGATAAGAATAACTTTGCACACACTCATAATGACCAACTTGAATGGTTCTTAATAGATCTTGGTGAAAACTATGATATTGAAAAGGTTGTAATTACAAACCGACATGATTGTTGTCAAAACCGCTTGAGAAACACCAAAATTCAACTTTCGAAGACGGCGGACGGGACCGACGCTAAGGAATCCAGAGCCATCACAGCTGATGAATCTATGAATACCGCGATTATCTGGGATGTAAAAACCGATAAAGTGAGCGTTAGTGGTATCAAGCTTCATAGATTTGTGAAAGTTTACCGCAATAAAGATGAAGATAACGGTAATCATTGGATGAACCTAGCAGAAGTCGAAGTATTTTCAGGCGGTGTAAATATTGCTAAGGGTAAAACGGTTACACAGAGTTCTATATTTAACGATACGGCTTATCCTCCATCATTTCTTGTAGACGGAGATAAGAATAACTCTGCACACACTCATAATGACCAACTTGAATGGTTCTTAATAGATCTTGGTGAAA